GGGATAGTGGTAATACTTCCTTGACCTTTTTTCCCCATATAATCTTTATACTTTATAACTAATTCTGGAGCAGGTATTGAGTTTTTGTTGACGTCAATTAAATTAGCTATAGACCATAACTACTATAGAACGCACGACACAAACAAATGTTCTATCACGATTATAAAAGCTATACATCATAACTAAATGTGATATATACATATACACTATACACAATATAAATAAATTTAAACAAAACACTTGACAAGATATATAATAGGTGCTATAATATAATTGTAATAAAGAGTGATTGACAAGTAATAAATAAAAATATTAAAAAACACTTGACAAGCTAAACCAAAGATGGTATAATAAAGATACAGTAAAGGAAAAGAGGTAGGATAAATGAAAAACAATTTAAAAAACAAATTACTAGAATTAATTAACAACAAATTAGATGAATGTTATCAAGTATTAAATAGCTATGATAACAAAGAGGAATTAAAAGGAAAATTTGATGATAATGTAATTATAAAAACAAAACTTGAATTTATGAATTACACAATATTACAATACCAAGATAAAATAAATTATGGTTATAGAACAATACACGATTTAAATTTAAATGAATACGTTAGAAAAGATTTAGATGATTTAAATAAAAAATTAAGTGTTGACTTTAAAGAATTAATGAAAATGTTTGATGAAAAATATTTAATAGTATTTTATCATAGAATAGATGGCTTTATAGATACAGTTAAAAGATATAAAGGGGTGATTTAAATGGCAAATAATAACTTTGATGATACAATATGGCAAGGAATTAAAAAACCACACCAACAGTCTAAAACAAGGGATAAAAAGGAAATTAAAAAAACAATTGATAATTACAACACAATTAATAAGTTACTTATAATAGTAAATAATTTTATTAAATTATTATTATTAATAAATTTACTTGTTATATCGTCAAAATTTCTTTAAAAGAATACTTGACAATATAAAAATACAATGGTATAATAAGAGTATAACAAAGGCAAAGGGGGTGTAAATATGTCTAAAGAATACACGATTTTAACTATTGAAAAACCTAAAGAGTTGGATTTAGATGAGGTTAAAAACATAAATTCTGATTTAATAGTATCTTATGTTTATGATAAAAATAAGCTATTATATGGTATTGATAAATTGGGCAATTTATATTATCCGTTCTCTAATTGTTCGGGGAAATCGACAAGGCAATATATAAATAGTTTAAATAGTGATGATAGGTTACTATGGATAAAAAGGACTACACACGATGTAAAAGATTATTAATTAAATATATAGATAGTTATTGTGATGATAAATTTAAACATTACTCGGTAAAAGTTAGGGCAATGGTAAATAATAATGGACTTGATTATTGGGAAGAACAATTTATAGTATATTTCACAAAAAAATTTAATGGTGTATATTCTTTTAAAGTCAAGTTATTTATTATTAATTGTAACTTTAATAATTACCAAGAATATAATAATTTATGGCAATATATCAAAGGGTGTAGGACTGAAGAACAAGTTAAAAAAAAAATAGCTAACTATAAAAATAATTAGCTATAGTTTGAATATAAAATCTTTTAAAATGCGTTTGATAAAGACGCTCAAACAAATTATATCCCAAATCAATGGGTTATCATATATAATTTGTAGACTAAAAGTAAAATTATATTCTAAATTAATTATAACACAAAATAAGAAAAAATTAAAGTGAGGTTAAATAATGAATAGTGTACAATTAATAGGTAGATTTGTAAAAGATATTGATATCAGAACAGTAAACGAAAAAACAGTGGTTGCTAATTTTACATTGGCAGTAAATGGATATGGTGATAAAACGGATTTCATTAGCTGTGTTGCTTTTAACAAAACGGCTGAAACTTTAGCCAACTATACTAAAAAAGGGGATATAATCGGTATTATTGGTAGTATTACGACTGGTAGTTATGAAAATAAAAAAGGTGACAAAGTATATACAACTGATGTTTTAGTAAATAATTTTACTTTTTTACCTAATGCAAGAAAAGACGAAAAACAAGAACAACCACAAGATACACCATTTAATAATGGTTATAGACGTTAAAAAATGGGTGATTATAGTAAAAGGGCAACAAGGGGGCAAATGTTACGCTCCCTTAATACCCAAAGAAATAATTTATTGAGAAATGGTGCTAAAAAAAGAGAAATTGAGAAATTATACGGACTGTCTAATACCTCAAAATTTTCTACTTTAAGTGATAGGGAGTTATCTCAAGTTTATGATGAGGTTAAAAGCTATGGTAAATTATCAGTTATGCACGATTACCCATACTATGTTAACTCTCGTGATGGTTTAATATCTTCTAGTGTTTATGAACAAAATGTAAAAAGATATAAAAGATATAAACAAAGAGAATATGGGATAAATTCTAAAATTAATCAAAATGTTAGTATAAATAAGGCAAAATATTATGATGTTATGAATTATACAAGTATATCAAATATTAAAGCTAAAGAAAATCAATCGGCTAAAAGTTTACAGAATAAAATTGTAGAAAATATGGACTATATTGTAAAAAATACACGTTTTATGAATAAGACACAAAAACAACAATATTCAAGAATGGTTAATAGGTTTAGAAAATTATCACCAGAACAATTTCTAAAATTTTATCACAAAACTAAAGAATACAAGGTAAATTTTGATGATTTGGTTAAAACGTCACCAAAAACATTGGATTTTGAAATGAGTTTATCTAATGATAGTGAGGAACCACTAAAAGTGGCTAATAATAGGTTACTTGACCTTGACAAAGAACTAGCAATATTTATGGATAGAAAACCATTACTCAAAGGAAATAGACAATGAAAAAACTCGATAGAATTTTTACTAAAAAGAATAAAAAATATAATAATTCTGATTTTTACTTGTTGGCGGCTGATTTTGAAACGACTACAATATTTGAAGAAAATTTAGAACGTGATATAAATAATAAAAAGCTTGTAACGTGGTTAAATTGTTTTGTTGATATTAGAAAATGTAATGATATGCAAGAATACAGAATATCAACAAGTACGGAAGAATTTTTTAATCAAGTACACAAACAAATTGAACAACAAGATAACAAAGATTGCATAATTTATTTTCATAACTTAAAATTTGATGGTAGTTATATATTAAATTATTTTAATGAAAAAGAAATAGAATTTGATACATTTATAAATGATATGGGGCAATGGTATTCTATTACATATCATTATAAAGATTATAAAATAGTAATAAGAGATAGTCTAAAAATATTAAATTTTTCTATAAAACAAATTGGAAAAGATATGCTTAAAACAGTTGAAAAAGGCATAACTCCTCTAACGGAAGAAAAAATTTCTCTTGATGAATGTTACAAAAAAGGCTATGTAGACTATGTAATACGTGATGTTGAGATATTGGCAAAGGCTTTGAATAAAATGATATTTGAACAAGGTTTTGAGAAATTTACGGCAAGTAGTCAAGCATTGGCAACCTATAAAGATATGATTTCATTTCCTTATTTTTTGAAATTATTTCCACCTTTAAAAAATGATGAAATAATTAGAATGGGTTATCGTGGAGGGTGGACTTTTGCAAATCCTGTATATCAGAATAAAGAAATCAAGGGTAATATAAATGTTTATGATAAAAATTCTATGTATCCTGCTATTATGCTAAATTATAAACTACCAACTGGAAAACCTCGTAAAATAGAATATGAGTATACAAGGGAAAAGCACGATATAATTTTTAAGGAATTTGATAGTTGCTGTTATGTATACAATTTAAATGTTGCTTTTGATATTAAAGATGAACATTTACCATCTATTCAAATTAAAATAGGTAATAAAGAATATTTCAAAAATGATGAATATTTTAAAGAAAAAATATTGGCAAATAAAGATATTTTATTTATGTTAGATAAAACACAAAGAGATTATCTGACAACAAGTCAAGGACACTATTTTAATATAACATTAACTAATTATGATTTGGATTTGATGAAAAGGCAATATGATTTCGATATATTGGAAAATTCAAAGGTTATAAAATATGAATTTTCAGCCAAAAAAGGGTTATTTGATAAATATATTAATTTATATAAAGATAGAAAAATACAAGGTAAAAAGATTGGCAATGCTGTAATGACCCAAGACGCTAAACTAAAACTTAATAGTTTATATGGGAAATTTGGGACTAAAAAATTAATACAAGAAAAGCAAGTATATTTTGAAGATGATATATTAAAATTCAAAAATGATTTGGAATTAACAGAAACAACAGGAGTTTATGTTCCGTTGGCTATGTTTGTAACAAGCATTGGAAGATGGGAAATAATAAACAATGCACAAGATAATTATAATCATTTCTTATATAGTGATACTGATAGTTTACATTTACTAGATGAGGGGCAAGAAATCAAATTAAATATAGATGATTATAAATTTGGGGATTGGAAAATTGAAGAACAAGCGACAAGGGGTAAATATTTAAGGGCAAAACTTTACATTGAAGAATTAATTGATGGCTCTTTGTCTGTTCGTGGTGCTGGTATGACTGATGAAATAAAAAAACAAGTAACCTTTGATAACTTTAAATTGGGTGCAACTTTTAAAGGTAAAAGGGCAACAAAACAAATCAAGGGTGGAGTACTTATTTATACTACAACATTTTCAATAAAAGAATGAGGGAACATTATCCCTCATATTTTTATTTCTTTACTAAAAATTTATATCTATCTTTAATAAATTCATCAATATTATCGCCATCTTTAATATGATATGTTGAATAATTTGTCAAACCATAATTTTTACCTTGAATTTTACCTAATTTTTCTTCACCTATAGCAATAATCGTGTCACCACTTTTAACCATTCTTCCAAAATCAAGATTAAATTTACAAGGTACTAATAACGCTTTGTGAATTTCTGCTATTTTTAAGGCTTTATTTAAATTTTTATCTGTAAATGTTACAACAGTATTTTTTAACTGGTCTTTTATTTCTTTTGTAATTTCCATTTTTTTAACCTCTTTTTTAATTTCTTTTTTATATCCATTTAAACCATTTAATTTTATAATGTTTGGATAATCTATATAACAATAATTTGTATCAACTCCGCCCTCACTAGTTGATGGAATACCATACCACCTCATACTATTTGTAAATTGGTGCATTGGATACACTCCCTCATAGTTTGCATAGCGTGTCCAGTGTGCTATCCATACATCATAATTTTTTATTTTATCCCAATCAAATTTACTATTCAAAAATGCTCTATTTGTGTATAGTCCAACATAATAACCTAATTTTTCAAGACTGGATAAAAATTTAACTGTTAAATTTGTGATTTGTGGTTTTGTAAAACCTCTATTTTTAATACTAAAATCTTCAATATCAAAATAAATAGGATATTCAAACTGTTTATTTTTTATAGCTTGTTTTGTTAATTGTATCTCTTTATCAATATTACAGTAACTAGCAATATAGCAACCGACAGGAATACCTACCCTTTTACATTCTTTATAATTATAATCAAATGTTTTATCAATATATCCACCATTAAAACCACTTCCAAGTCTTAAAATGGCAAATTGTACTCCCGATTTTTTCGCTTGTTCCCAATTTATTTTACCGTTATATTTTGATACGTCTACACCGATTTTTTTCATCATTTTACCTCCAATTTTACATATTTTTCGTAAATTTGTTTAACGTGTCCGTTACCGTTTAATTCTTTATAGCAAGTATATAAAACATTTATAGCTTTTAGTTCGTCATTATATGTGTAACCACGATCTAGTGCTTTGTCTATTCTTGCGTCTACTAATTCACCGATTATGATTTTGTTACATTGTGTTTGCAACTCTTGATTATGAATTACATTTTTAATTTTTTCTATTAAATATTTAAATGGTTTATATAGTGATACACCAAATAAAGCATAAAACAAGCTATTTACACTTATTATCTTTTCTAACATTTTTATTACCTCTTTAAATAATACTATTTAATTCTTCCATTACATTATATTTTACCTCAAAATTGCAATAAATGATATCATTTTTATAAAATTTATCTCTTAACATTTTTGAAATATAATTACTTCTATCTAAATATATGCTTGTATCACTAATCAAATTCTTATTAAATGTAATGTTATTCAAATTTTTTTCGTAACTATTATCAATGTAAATTATACTACCTTTTTGAAATATGCTATATATTTGATTATTTCCACAATCTATTTGATATAACTTTGTTTTTCTACCTTTTATCTTTTTTACATTTGAATAATTATTCACTGTGAATTCATTTTCAACATTACTTTTAAAAATTTGGCTATCTTGCATAATTTTAAGTAACGGGTTATCGTTTAAACTTTCTTTCGAAAAATCTACTGGTTTATTAGGTGCTATGTGAACAACGACACCATATTTTTTTAAATAATTATATTCTTTTGTATTATAATCGTTATAATCAAATCTAAAATATGCAAAGTATGGGTTATTGGTATTTGTTGCGTTTGCTAACATAAATACTTTAACTTTATCTCTTTTTCTAAAAACTGAACTCATAAACTGAAATAGTAAATCCACTTCATTTGGTAAATATCGTAAATTCTTGTCCATTTCATCTATCAGAAATTCATCAAATAATACTGTGTCTACTTCGTCATATTCACTTCCTTTTAATTTAATACTTGTTGACAAAGATTTTAAATATATTATAACAATATCATTTAAAATTATTCTTTTAGAATTTATTTTCAATTCATTTTCTCTACCATTTCCAAAAAATTTGATTGCTGTTTCTGCTCTGCTGTTCTTTGTTTCTATTTCTTCAAAATTAGTAAATACTTGTTTTAATATTTCTGTAGGAAAAAATTTTTCCTTGTCAATTCCTAATAGTTCGCTATCTCTTCTTCTTAAATATATGCTTTTAGATTTTTTATTTATAGCTTGTTCTAGCATATATTTTTTAACAGCAAATGTTTTTCCTACACCTCTTGCACCAATAACCATATTTAACATAGAATTATACGATAATAATTTATCTAGTTTATAATAGTTATTTATCATAGTTTTTTACCGTAAAATCTTTAAACTTCATATCTTGTTTATAATTCCATATTCTGACACCACTTTTGAAAAGTTCTTCTATAATTGATAATGCTTGTTGGGGTACTTTGTTATTGTTTATAACTACTTTGTTCATCTTTACAAAATTATATTCACTTCTCCCATTTTCTAAAAATCTCCAAAGATTAGTTATTTGTTTATTCAATCTAACTCCAAATAGTCTAAAATAGTTATAAGCGTTATTTAATGCTATTTTATTACTTATCTTGATATCAAAATATATTCCGTCTAATTTATAACCACCTTGAAATGCAATATCATTTCCTAATTGTTGTATCGTGTTTGGTCTGTTATAAACATCGCCAAGACTAGCGTTATATCCCCTCAAACCTTGTAGGTAACTTAATTTAGCTTTATAGTTTGATAGCGTAACGCTTGCTAAATTCATATTATTAACTTGCGACTGTTGTTCTTTTAGCATTTGTCCTTTTTCATAACCAAAAAATCCACTCATTAAATTAGCACCAAGTCCTAAAGTTCCACCTAAAATGTTGCCCATTCCAATACCCAATAGTGAATTTGCAACTCCAAATCCAGTATTTACCAAATTTTGTGTATTTTGAAAATCAATATTAGCTAATGAAAATTGATTATTCATTAAAGTTCTTTGTGTATTCAAGTTATTTTGTTTGTTAATCATATCAGCATTTTCATTAAAAGTTTGTTTTTGTGCTTCAATTTGATTTTTGTTAGCTTGCATAAAACTTGCAACGCTATCCGTTATAATCGGCATACTTCGTGGAGTTTTATCTATAAATCCAGTCTTTATTTCGTTATGTTGTCTTAAATAATTATTATATCTTTTATAATGTTTTCTTTTATCTTCTTCTGGTGCTATCGTGTTTTCCGATTGCTCAATATAATAATTTTTTAATGTATAATGAACTTGATTATTATCTGAAATACTACCTCTAACAACTAGGTAATTATCTTCATTTTTTAAATATTTAATATCAAAGTTATAACTATTTCCGTAGTTATCCCTCATCAGCAAGTCCACAAATTCTGTGGACATTAGCTGTGGTTCAAAGTTTTTTTCATCTATTAAATAATCAAGGTCTTTTATAACTTCTTTTTTCGCCAATTCTATAAAATTTCCTATGTGAAATTCTTGTTCTCTAAATTGGTAACTTCCTTTGTAGTGTATAATTTTCATCTTTTATAACCTCTTTAATAAAATATTATGCTTTGTCTATTTGTGATGGAAATTTACTATTCCTTTTTGCTATTGCTTGATATACTGCGTTAATATTATCATAGTATTCCTTCCAATAGCCTTTTCCCCATGCGTAACCGTCTAAAGCTTTACAGTATTCCAATAATGTTGATTTTCCTTGTACGTTATAAACGTGGGTAATTAAATATGTGTAATCATCAAAGAATACATCAATAGTATCATATTTAACATAGTATCCTCCCTCATTTCTAGGGCGTGGACTTCCTCTGTGTCTTTTACTTGCATTTTGAGGGTTTCCACCTCCCCCTGGATATGTTATTCCACCCCAATTATTCTCAACTCTTGAACGATTGGAACTATTACCCCAAAAACTCTCCTCGTAAAGTTGTGCTAAAGCGAATGATGGTTTTATATTACGTTTATTACAATAAGCAATTAATTTTTTCAAATTTTCTTCTGATATACTACCATTAGGCATAGTCAATCCGCCAGTTATATTAACTTTTTGCCAATCTGTGTTTCCTTGTGGTTTAGGTGTACATTTGAACAAATAAGGGTATGGGTCTTTTGTTGCGTTTGTTCCACTGAACGTATGTTCATTAGCTGTGTTAAGTTGGAAATGCAAATGTGGTCCAGTACTTCTACCAGTGTTGCCACTTAGTCCGATTTTTTGTCCTTGCTTTACTGTATCACCAACACTAACAAGTCTTTTATTTAAGTGACCGTAAACTGATAAATAATCATCACCGTTAGTATGTTTGATAACTAAAAGATTACCAAATCCACCTTGATTAAATTCTGAACGTTTTACAACTCCATCACGTACTGCGTAAACTGGTAGATTTTCAACGCCTTTAGTAGACAAATCTAGTCCCCAATGTTTAGTATGGCCACCTACACTATAGTTAGGGTCTAAATAAGTCGCCGATATTCTGTATTTACTGCTATCTGTTCCTAAAGGTATTGATGGACAGCTACCGTCTGGGTTAGTTGGTGTAATTCCGTCTGCTATTTCTGAATTGCTATCTTCTCCCATTCCCACTATCTCAAAATAATGATTACTTAATGCTATTGGCTCTTTGTCCAAGTTTTCACCAAGTCCTAAAAACTTTGTAGTAAAAATATTAACGCAATTGTTAACTGTATTTGTATCACTTGTAAAAGCGTTTGTTAATTCGTGTATCAAATCTTCAAGGTTAGTATTTTCAATGGTTACCCCTCCAACTTGTACACTATATCCGTACCCCTCATCAGTAATAGGATATATGAAATAGCTGTATGGTTTGTATGTTCCAGTAAACGTGCCGTCAAATTTTCTGCTACCAATTTTTGTTCCACTTTTCATAACAAAAACAAGCCAATTTACATTATTATTGAAATAGGTAGTCTTTTTATTTATTTTAAAACCTGTGTCAAATCCTTGATTAAGTGGTACAACATTGTTAAAATATTCATTATTTCTTTTAATGTGTCCTTGTTCTATAATACCACTAATATTATCAAAATCTAGGGATAAATGGTATGTTTGCCAAAAATCTAACTCAAAAATAATTTTTGTAGTATTATAATTAACATATTCAATATCAATTACAAATGCGTAATACCAAAATCCCTCTTGATTTTTAAATCGTAAATAAGTAATAAACTTGTTATCTTCTTTATTACCTTTAATCAATAAATAATTAGTATTTTTTATATATGCTTGTGTAGTTTCTTTTATTTTAGGTTTTAATATATGGGTAAAATAATACTCTTGTTCTAAATCATTATTAAATTTAATAACATCAAGATTATCTATTGTGAATGGTGTTTCCTCAAATATTTGTAACTCTGTGTCTTTGATTTTATTCTCCGATTTTTCCTTGTCCAACAAAATAACCTCCTTTTCTTATCCTACAACTTCCAGTATCTACATTATTTGTATCTGTAAACTTCATCAATTCTATATCTTGATATGTTCCCGATTTTCTAATTTTTAAAAAACCACTTTCAGTATCTAATGTTTTAAATATATTATTTTTTCTTATTGCAAATGGTCTAAATTTTTTTGGTTTTGGTGGTGGTGGTGGTAATATGATTTGTTCTATTTTTAGATAAATACTTTTTGGATATTTTGGGTTATCTCCCGATAAAATAAATCGTACCCATTTTACATTTTCACCAACTGTAAAAGTTTTTGTAAATGATGAACTTTTACAACCATTTCTCCAAGTTAAACCACCTTGCCCATCTTCTTTATACAAAAAAGGTAAATACCAGTTGTGCGTTAATACTTTTTCATTTTGTATTACTTTATATTTGCTATCATTACTTCTTGCGTTTGGGTCGTCACTTGTTGCAATCTCTAAAAACCAATTGTATTTACCATCATAATTAACATAGGTCTTATTGTAAATCGGTTTTGCTGTTTGGAAATTCAAAACGATTGGTGCCAATGAACATTCAAGAGTAACTACTCTATCAGTATTTTTAAATCTAATACCCTTTGCAAATCCACTTTTATTTGCTCTTTCAAGGTCGACACCAAAGGGGTAAGGTTTAGCCTCTCCCCCAATTAATGCAACGTCTTGTGCTGTTCCAGTTTTAGCAAATCCACCATAAAAGTTATAATACTTTGTCCAATCTCCCATATTAAATACCACCTATCAAGTCGTTTTCTTTGTTTGCTTTGCTTGTTCTGATATAGTGACTTTCATCTTGTCCAAATAAGTTGATATTACCTATTGCAAATCCTAAACCATCACTTAAATAATTACCACTTATTAACCCTCTATCTTTTAAATCATTGTATAGATTTTTGATAAAGTTTAACAAATCATCATCAATTTTTCCGTCATTAATACTACCTTGTAGATTTTTTATTTGTTGTTCTAAATTATCTATTTTATTATTGATATTTTGTAATTCTTTATCAATGCTGTTAAGTCTTTCAACAAGATTTCCGATAGAATTTTTTAATTTTTCTATTTCTTCTTTATTGTTATTAATTTCACCTTGCATTTTATCAATGATTGGCTTTAATTCTTCCTCATACCAATCCCTAATAATTTTTAAAATGATATTTTTAAATTCATCACTTTTTACAAATTGTCTGATTAAATCAGGTATTAGTTCCTCTAACAAGTTTGTTAAATTGTTTTTAAACTCTTCAAATTCTAAAGATTGATTGATAAAATCATCTAATAAGTCTTTGAACGCACGTTGTAACCAAGCCAATAACTCGTATATACTTTGTGAATTATCCAAGCTTGTAGGTAAATGAGGTATCATTCCCCATCTTCTAATCCAATATTGATTATATCTATCTTTATATTCTCTGAAATAATCATCTGTTATATTATCTATATATTTCATAATAACTCCTTATTAATATAGCCTTGTTAATTGTTCTAATTTAGATACATAAAAACTATCTGATAATTCATCTTCAACTTTTGCTCTATAAAGCATTTTACCCTCAGCTTGTAAAATATCTTGAACTATCCTATATTTTCCGTCATCATCATTAATTACTAATAATCTTTCACTGCTTTTGTCAAATTTACTAACTTTACTTTTATCTATAGTTATATTACTACTAGAATTTGAAGTAGTAAATATAGTGTCTCCATATTTTTTGTCAAGCTCAATATAATTGTCATAGTTAAAACCAAATGAACCAGCTGAAAAAGTAGATTTTGAATAATTATATTCCCACAAAACTGTTCTTTTAAAATTATCTATTTTTATATTTAAATTATTTAATTCATCTTTACTTATAATATCACTTTTATCAGCTTTTTTATCAAGTAAATTTTTTAATTTATCAGTTTCTGTAACTAAATCATATTTTGTAAGTGTATCTGATTTGTTGGCTTTATCATCTAGTGTAGTTTTTAATTTATTTATATCATCTTTGTAATCATTTGGATTTTTACTCCAACTAGTTACGGTGTTACCCTCTTCAAGTTGTGGTCTTGATACTGTCATATCAACATATTGTGTTTTGTCTGCACTTCTTAATTGAAATTGAACTATTTTAGTCCATTGATCAGTAATATCATCTCTTTTACCACTCACAAAAAATCTTTTACACTCGCTAGGTTGTAACTCATATGCAAAATTCCAATCAAAACCTTGTATTCTTATTTGTGCTTTAACATCACGATTATTTTTAACATATATTGAGAATGTATATGTTTTACCAACAATTAAATTTTCAACGTCTAAATTAATATAAGATTTTATAAAATCTGTGCTATTTCCAGTGTCTGATTTTATTCTTTGTCCGTCAATTTTGAATTCATTCATAAATTCTTTTGTAATCGTATGATTTCCTCCATCATATTTTACCCAAGAATTTAAATCATCAGAATTTTTTATTAAGTTTACGCTACCTAACTCAACTAAATTACTTTTTTTGTCTAATTCTGCTTGTAAATTAGTTATATCTGATATATTGTGTTTATGTGTTTTATCTGCTTTATTATTTAAATCTACTTTATTTGCTTTATCATTTAAAGATTTTTGATTACTATTAACTTTTTCATCAAGTGAGGTTATACTTGAATTAGTTGTAGATATTTTATTTTCTAAGTTTGTTTCTTTTTCTTTTAAATCTTTTTCTAATTGAGTTATTTTATCACTTGTATTAGATATATTTGTTTTTAATTCTGATATTGTTTCATTAGTATTTGTTATACCTTTTTCGTTGTTTTCAACTTTTGATTTTAAAAGATTAAATTGTGTTACATCAACGTTAGTGTCACTTGATGAACTATCCAAAATTTTATTAACACTATTTTCAATGTTTTTTATTTTTTCTTGTGCTAATGCTAAAGAATTTTCTGTATTAGTCACATTTTCTTTATTTTCTGTAATTCTTGTATTATAGTCATCTAGTTTTGTATTAATAGATTTTAAAGAGTTATTAACAGTTGTTTCATTATCTCTTAAATCTTTTAAATTAATATCATTTGTTGTAAATTTTGTATCGTATTCTTCGTTTTTATCTTTTAAAGATTTTATATCTTTTTCTAATGCGTCTATTTTTTCATTACTTAAACCTAATTTTTTAATATCTTCTATACTTGCTTTTAATTCTTGTATAGCTTTGTTGTTTGTTTCTTTTATACTGTTAATTTCTTTTGTAGTATTTTCAATATCAGTTATATTTTTATCTACTTTATCTATTAAAGTATATAATTTGTCTTTATCTTCTGTTGTAGTTGTTTCTAACTTTTCTATTTTTTCAATAGTTTTGTTTATTTCTTTTATTTTTGTATTTAATGTATTTGATAAATCATTAAATGTATTTAATTTATCATTCCATTCATTATATTTTGTTTTTCTTTCTGTTTCGCTTTTTTCAATTTCTGCTATTTTATCTTCTATTTCTTTAAACTTTTCTAGTCTTTGATTTTCATTTTCTGTAAATTCTTTGTTGTTGCCTTGTCTTTTTTCTTCTTGCTTTATTCTTTCGATTTCATTTTGTATTCTTTCCGTTTCAGCTTTTATTCTTTTTGTTTCAGCTAAAACTCTTTCTTTTTCAGAATTGACAATAATTTCTGCCTCATCTGAATATACTTTGAAATTGTTTAATTCATTCAAAATGTTTTCAATAACTCTGTCAATGTTTCCCAAGTCGTTATAATATAATTCATCAGAATTACAAGAACAATTACAATTCTTTTTCAATTTCTACCACCTCAATTTTGATTTCGTCTTTGTGCCTATCAATATAATTATATAAAAAATAATCTCTTATTACATTATATAATATATCGTTTTTAAATTCTAAAATACTTTGTCCGTCTTTTCTTTCTGTAATAAGTCTATAATAAAAAAGATATGTAATAATATTGAGTGTTTCACTCAAAGAATTACATACCTTGTAATTGTGACCACTCACGATTATTTTTTTATCCTTATCATTTAAAGTTATTTCAATCATTTTTTCGTGTGTCCTTTACTTGCACTTATAATTTTATTTTCACAACAAGTGTTTGTTTTATAAGATATTAAAAATTTATCCCATTTGTTATCCTTTTTATTTAAATCATAACAAACACTTATACACGATTTTATTCCAATAAAATTGTCTATATGTGATTTTTCGTTTACTAATGGTATTGATGAAAAATAGTCGTTATCATCTATAACCTTTGTAAACATATTCAAATGTAATAATCTAGGGTCTAATTCTTTTTCGCTTTCTTTAATTATACTAAATACTAATAAATTTGTATAATCTGTTATTATTTTACCTCTAGTTAAATATACTTGTTTAAAATCCTTGTTGTTAACCTTATTTGAGGGATAACAATATTTATAATTTAAATAGTAATATAAACCTAGATTTTTATCATAATATTGATAAATATATTTATTATCTAATTGTGTTCTATCTTTTATTTTAACAATTAATTTATTTTTAAACTTGATATAAGTTATTATATCAAAATCAATCTTTTTAATCTCTTTCATATAATCACCTTTTAGAATATTTGCATAAATAGTTTTTCATCACAAATATTATATATTTGATTATATATATTTGTTAATTGTGATAATGTATAATATAGTTGATATAGTGGCTGTGAATTTCTACCCTTGCTTTCACTTTCTGTGTGGTATTTTCCCTTGTTAAAATTTTCTAATATTCTATTAGCATAATTTATTATACTATCATTTTCACTATCAAAGTTAAAAACAATATTTTTGTTTGTTTCAGGTGTTGTATCTTCCAAATTTTTTGAACTTTGTTTCGTGTCATTATCACTAGTTGTCTTGTTATAATTTGTACTCATTAATTCTTCCAAACTTTCGTTCCTTAACTGTTCCCCCATTCTCAACATATCCATACATTCAGTATTTAATAAAACTGATAATTTATTGAAAAAAGGTTCTACAGTTTCAAATGCTATTTCAGAATTAAAAAATTTTAATAAAAAGTTATCTTTAAAATCTTTGTTCAAATATTGATTGGGTGTTATTCTTTGCCAAAAATAATTACTTGTCTTATCAATTAGTTCTTGTGCCGATAAATAATCACCATCATTTTCAGTTTGAAATAGTTGTTGACTTCTATTAATACTTTTCAGTATCTGCTGTATCGTCATCGTATATCGTGCCATCTTCTTTTACCAATCCTAATTCGTCTAAATTCTCTATATCTTCTATACTTTCATCAAACATTTCCAAGTTATGAACTTGTATATTTTTAGATATATTTACTTCAATATCTAAACCATAACATTTATTAATTAATTCTACTGATTTTCTTCTAGCTTTTAATCTACTTTCTAAAGAACTCGCTGTAATTCCATCTTGTGAATTTACTTCATCAGTTATCAAACGTTCTTTTTTTCCATTGTCATTATAAGTTATACCGATATAGTTTAGATAAGTATTTATTATACGTTTCTTTTCATTATATAAATCTTCTAAAACGTTAGCGTTTGTATTAGCTAAATTTAATACTTGCACTTTATCTAATAAACTACTATCCATCATACCTGTTTTATCTTTAATGTTTTTTAAATAGATAACTTGTTCACCATCTTGTATTTTTTGATAAAAGTTTTTCATTGCTAATTTGTTTTCTTCACTTGTCAAAAACACATAAGGGCAACGATAAGTATTTCTAACTAATCTAATAGTTTGCTCTAAATCTGCTAATTCTACGGCAAATTTATCTGCATAATAAAAAGTAGAATTTTGAAAAAAGTCGTTATTTATAATTGTTACATTTTCAGTATTTAACATATCAGCATAATTATTTACATTATATTCAAATCGTGCTAATTTGTGATAATTAGGGTTAACTATTGTGAATTTTGTCGGATTTTCGTATATATCTAATTGATTTGATAAAGTACCATTTTGTACAATAAATCCAAAATTCTCGTCTAATAAAAAGCCAACATAACCATTTAAATTTATCATTTTTTCTAAATATATTGGGTCTATGCTATCGGGTAAATTTTTCCATTCAAACATACTAGTTATTAATAAAACAAACCAATTGTAATAGAAAATATACCAACTTGACTTGTTATCGATAGAGGAAATATAACCCCTATCGACTTTGTCAAGTAAACCACCATTTTTTAAATTTTTTATATAGTGTTTATAATTCATAACTATTTAGCCTTTGATACTTCATCTTTTAACTTTTCGTATTCTGTGTTAAATTCTTCTCCATCTAATTTTTCAAGTTTTACGACTTTCTTTTTAAAGTTATTTTTTGCTGTTGTATCTGTGAATTTTTCATCTGCAAGTTTGTTCAATTCTTCTTCTTTTTCATTCATTGAATTATCATAGTAAATGTGCATATTTTCAAATAGTGAATAAGATATAATTTGGTGATGGTGTAGATAATAGTTATAAGATAAAGTGTTTGGGTTAAATTGGTTAACCATTGTAAATAATTTATCTTTTAATATTAAAGTATTCTTTGATAAAAGAACAGCGACAGGTTTTGCTCCCTCAAATGTTCCCTCTCCAAAATATCTCTCAAAATCATCTACAACTATTTTTTTCGCCATTACACTAGCTTTATTCATATTAAATGCGTTAGCTAGCATCATATCTAAATCACTTGATAATTTAGCTGATACCAACAAATAAATATCATCTTCATCTGTGACCTGTGGTACTCCAGCTTGATTTTCAAATCTAGTTTTAGATGGTGTCTTAAATAAATTTACACGTTGTATTAAATCTTTGTTAAAATCTATTAACCAATCTTTATTAGTAGTATTAACTTTTGTAGCCTTTGGTAACAATGTTTTTCCGTATGCTTTAACTGGTGTCAATGATTTTGTAATAATATCTTTAATTTTTGAATACTCGTCTAATTGGTCACTTGCTAAAATACTAGTTAACATTCTATCAATAAAGCTGTCAAATGAATTTTCATTTGCAAATGCTTTTTGTGTCCAACTTCTCTCAATAGTACGTATATATTTATCTTCTCTGTTGATATCGTGGTAAAATGCTTTAATATCTGTATCATAGAACTTGTAAGGGTGTTCTTCACTTTTAGCATCAAATTTTTGTGCCTCTGCAAGTCCTACATATATTTCCTGATAAGTTTCTCCAAAGTCAAAATTTTCAGTTTTAAAAATTGATAAAGGGTTTGTCCAAGATAAAGACTTAACTACAGTCATACCAATCCTATTAATCAAAATATTAAAAAATTCGTTTTGATGGATTTCGTATGCTGCGTATGGTATATTATTATGATTAATTTTTGTCAATGTGTTTACCCTAGGGATATCCCTTTGATAACTTTCGCTTGCCTCACTTCTGATAAAGTTTAACAAATCAGCGTTTGTATAATTTTTACCAGTTTGAGATTTCATATAGTTTGTTATTTTATTCATTTATTCCTAAATCCTCCACGTTTTCATCTTCTGTAATTACTTCAACTTCTCCATCAGTATTTACAACTTCTTCAACTTGATTTTCCGTTACGTCTGGTGCTTGTGTTGTACTTTCTTCTACTGTGTCAACTACTGTTTGTGGTCGTCTTTCTATGACCTCAATTCTTCCGTCATAATCGGTAAATCTTTGATTAACATCATTTCTAAAATCATTAATTGAGTTATTCAAACTATTAACTGTTTCTTGTAATTGGTTATACTCATTTTCTGATTTTTGCTTTCTAATTAGGTCGTATTCTCCCCAATTAATTTTCATCTTTTAATACCTCCATTGTGTTTTTAACTCCACTATACAATCCACAACTGCTCAAACCATTTATTATACCAATAATAACATTATTTGTACTAAATCCAAATGATATTAAAGTTAGTATAATACCTATAATTAAAGATATTATGGGTATGTACTTTTTGTTTACGTTAAATTGTTTTATTATTTCATTAAATCCAGTTATTATGGAAATAATAATAATATTTGTTACTTGCATAAAATCACCTAAAAAATGTTATTTAAATCATCTATTCTTTGGCTTTCTTTTTCTATATCATCATCTTTTGTATCATTGATAGCTATTTGCCTCATTAATCGATTATTAGCTTTTCTCAAATTTATAATATCTTCGTTACATTGTGAAATCTCTTTTTCTAAACTATCTTTTGTTTGTTCAAAACTTCCAATATATGTTTTAACATCAATTAAATTTTGAGTTGCTGTGTCAATTTCTTTACTATCTTTACTACTTAAAGTGCCTACAACCTCATCAAGAATAGATTGATAATCTTTTTTAATATCTTCTTGTTCTTTTGTATTTTCCATTTTTAATTCCTTTCTTCAAACTCTGCAATCCCTCCCAACCACCACTAAAAATAATGTAGGAAAATTAAATGAAAAAACAATTTCATTTACACCTATATTATATAATATAATTTACAATTAATCAAATTTTTTTAAATCTTCTTCCTTAATAAATTTACCATCAATTGTTTTACCACGTCTAAATTTTATCTTATTATAAGCCATTTCCAAACATAAAACAGGGTCAATTTCTAACTGTTCACAAAGGATAATAAGGGTTACAAAAATATCTCCCATTTCAAGCATCATATCATAAGAATTAAGCTCATTTCCACCCAATATGTGTATAAGATCCATCTCACTCTTAAATTCAAAAACTTCCTCAATAAATTTCATAAATTGTTTGTCGGAATTCTCGCTGTGGAGCAAGTCCTTGTCGTTTGCCCATTCTTCTACTTTTATTTTTAATTCTTCAAATTTCATATCTTTTTCCTCCTCAATATTTTCAACTAATAATTTAAATGAATTTAAAAATTTTTTTAATACTTTAACAAATTCATCATCATAATTATCTATCATCTTTTAATACCTCTTATTTTCCAGTCTATACTATAAGTATTCCATAAATAACAACGTTTATAATTATCATATTTTACTATAATAAATCTTTTATTATAATCAATTATTTTACCTCTTTTATTCTTATAATAATTATCACCATTTCCCCTTGTTTCTTCTGTATACTCTGTAAATAAATAATCTTTATTTATAACAAGCTTTTTACTTAAATTTTCATATGGTGTTATATAAAAACCTAACTCAATTTTTATTTTTTCTTTTTCGCCTTGTTTAAAAATTTTATTTTCTAATCTTAACTCTTCCAATTCTTTAGTAGTAGTTATTTTATTAGCGATATTTTTGTAAGGTAAATTTATATGTTCTTTTAATATATTCATTACATAATTAAATTTTTTATTTGAGTTAGATTTTAATACACCTTTTATAAATTCAATGTCTTTTTTAGTCCATTTGTAATACATAATTATTTTTAATAATAACCATTTTCATAATCTATAAAATCTATTATATAATTTTCCATCCTTTCTAATAAATCTTCTAATTCTTCATAACTAGTATAGTCTATCATTTCTTCATTTGTCAAATCATCAAAGCTATTTTTTAATAATGCACCAAAATCACTTAATATATCATCTTTTCTTCTATCTCTTATTTCATCAAAGAAATTTTCTAATATATTTTTATAGAAATCATCATAATATTTGCCCCTATAAATTATATATTTTTTAAAATTCCCATTTGCTTTTTCACTAGCAAAGTAAGTCACTAAATTATCAAATCTATTCATTGTCTTATAAAGTTTTTTATACAATACTTTTCTATCGTAATTCATATTATTAAACCTCACTAATCACAAATTATATTTTTAAATTGTTCCAAATTTTCAATTACTTTTACTTTATCATTATTATCATCATAAATACTAATAATTTCATTACCATTATCAAACGCTATATCACCTGCTGTATCAATATATTTTATGTTGTCAAGTACTTTTTAATATTTTTATTTATTACTTGTCAATCACTCTTTATTACAATTATATTATAGCACCTATTATATATCTTGTCAAGTGTTTTGTTTAAATTTATTTATATTGTGTATAGTGTATATGGATTATTCACATTTTGTTTTGATTTATAGCTTTTTTAATTGTGATAGAACCTTTGTTTTGTTTGTGCGTTTT